GGCCCGCAACGACGTGCGCCGCACGTCCGGGCTGGACCTCGATCACGGTCTCGCGGAAGGTCTGCTCGACCGAGACGTGATGATCGGTGTGATGTCGGTGGCGGTCATCCGCGCACTGACGAACTTCCGCCGGGGCCTCGGCGTGAAGTCGATGCAGTTCCCCGAGGAGACGACCGAGTTCGATCTCGCTCCGGACGCATCGTCACTGGTGTACTTCACGCCGAGNGAAATCGCGGACCTCACACCNCTGCCCGCCAAGGGCGGTCTCGAATCGTCNTCGTTCTCGATCTCGCCGTCGTACGCACCTGATCGGCGACCGCAGAATTACCGCAGGGACTTCCTCACATGAGGCGGTACCCGCAGAACTGGTCGGTGCTCCGCGACAACCCCCCGGTCTACGACGAGTCGACGGGCAACAAGATTCCGGTCCCGCCCACGGCGGTCCCAGTCACCGGCCTGTTGTCGCTGCGCTTCCTCGAAACGAAGCAAGAGCAGCATCCCGGCGACCTCACGACCAGTCAGATGGTGCTGCAGATCAACGCCCCGGTACCCGGCGGACTGAACGGCCGAGACCGACTCCGCTTCGAGGGAGACTCCCGCACAGACGGGGCAGACGCAACGAACATCGTCGAGGTCGGCCAATTGGTGTACGTCCGCCGGGGGACCGGTGCAGTACATCGTTGCGATCGTCGAGCACGGATCGGATATGGCATCCAACCCGCAGTTGACCCCGTAACCGAAAGTGAGTGATCCGCAATGGATCAGCCCGCAGTGCAGCAACCGAAGCCGCANCCGCCGTATCCGACNACGTCGCATTTCGTGGTGGCGCAGTTGGCCACCGATCTCGACGGGATGGCGTTCGGCGCTGCCGATTGGCATTTCAACTTCCGCACCGACCCGAACTACTACGCGGCGATCGCGCAAGCAGTGCTCAACGCACAGGCCGGGTGGTTCCTCGACATGCGGACCCGCGAATGGGTTCTGCGTGAAGACCTGTCCGAAGAACAGAAGGCAATGACCTGACCCGTACTGGTCCNCACAGGCCGGGTGGTTCCTCGACATGCGGACCCGCGAATGGGTTCTGCGTGAAGACCTGTCCGAAGAACAGAAGGCAATGACCTGACCCGTACTGGTCCGGTCTGCCCCGCACTACGAAGGAGATCCGCCACCATGGCCGACACCGAGAACACCGAAACCTCCGCCCAGCCGATCGTTCAGTGGACCGACGACGAGGGCCGCANCCCCGCACTACGAAGGAGATCCGCCACCATGGCCGACACCGAGAACACCGAAACCTCCGCCCAGCCGATCGTTCAGTGGACCGACGACGAGGGCCGCAGGCACTTCACCGCCGAAGGGTCGTACGCCCACCAAGCGCGCGTGGCCGAGGAATCGTTGACCGAAGAGCAGGCACCTGCCGAGGACAGGAGCGACAGCGATGTCGTCGCACCGCCGGCCGATGTCAAGACTGACGACACCGTGGCCGCGCCGCCGGCCGAGCTGACGTCGACACCCAGTGGCCGCCCTGCCGGTCCGCCGAAGGCCACCGCGCCCAAGTCGTCCTGATGTCGGCTCGCCTGACTGTCTATCCCGGGCAGGTGCGCCGAAGGCCACCGCGCCCAAGTCGTCCTGATGTCGGCTCGCCTGACTGTCTATCCCGGGCAGGTGCGCGAGCAGGTCACTGCCACGACTATCGAAGGTCGCATCGCAATCGCGACCGAGATCGTCAACGAGGCGCGTGAGGTAGCACCGGTGGACACTGGCTACTTTCAGTCGGAGTTCCTGGTGGAGTACGAGGGTCGCAGGGTGTTCGCGGTCAATGCGGCCGACGACGCCAGCTACATCGAGTACGGCACCCTCGACACTCCGCCGGCGGCCGTGATGACCGATGCCGCGCGCTCGCACGGTAAGTACTCCGGCTGGACGCCGCGATGACGCCTAAGGTCCGAATCCCGTTCGCGCCCGGTGCGGTTCGAGAGGCGCTGCATGCCGACGCTGATCTAATCGAGCANGTTCCGANGGAACTGATCACCACGCGTGACATTCCGGAGAACATCGTGCGCCCGTTCATCGTGATTCGCGGTGCGGGAACCAAGGGCGACGATCCGATGCTGCGAAAGCCGTTCGTGCAGATCGATGTCTTCGCNCCNCCTCCCNCGATCCTGCGGAGCGAGCCGCACCCGATCCTCGCTGATCCCGAAGAAGTTGCATGGGATCTGGCGGGGCTGTGNGGGGAGATCATCGGCCACACCACAGCCCGGCNGTTCCGGAACTGTTCGTGGAACGGCCGGTGGATCGACGGCCCCGGNAACGGGCCGCAGATCGACAAGTCACGCGGTGAGGACATGCCGCTCTATCGCCAGACGGTGCGAGTCGAGCTGACCGTCACCGTCCGAGAACACCCCACTTTCTGGTGGGCGTGAACCCGGCCCGGGGTGTCCTGGCATGCGCCCCGGGCCGGACCCAATCATCGAGCTCACGGATGTGGGCCGAAACGTTTGAAAGGAATCACCCGTGAGCACACACGCCGATCCGAANAAGGCGACCGTCTACTTGGACGTCGACTTCTACCGAGCCCCCGCNGGNACCGCGCTCCCCGCGAANCCGTTCGCCGACAACCCGATCACCGGCACCGCNCCGGGTGTGGCGTGGGACGCGTACGGCGGTCTGCAGATGGGCTTCGACGTCACCCCGACCCAGGACGTCAAGAAGCACAAGGTCATGAACTTCCGGAAGTCCTCGTACGCGGTNACGTCATCGCCGCGTGACGACACGATGAAGTTCCGTGCGACCGACCGATCGAAGGCCACGTTCCTGACGATGCTCGAGGGCGGCGAGGTGATCGAGCTCAGCACCGGCAACTTCGAGTACAAGAAGGGCAACGGCGAGGAGTTCGCCGTGCTCGCGATCGCGNCTGACGATGCTCGAGGGCGGCGAGGTGATCGAGCTCAGCACCGGCAACTTCGAGTACAAGAAGGGCAACGGCGAGGAGTTCGCCGTGCTCGCGATCGCTCGCGATATCTCGGCCAAGGCGTGGTTCTACTGCGAACGTAACCGCCTCGGCACCCCTCCGCCCCGGTCGTTCAAGGGTGAAGATCTCGACGGCTGGGAGTTCGAGCTGATCGCGCTGAACGAGGTTCGTGAGGGCGGCGACGCCAACCCGCTCGCTCCCTGATCCGCAACCCATTCAGCTAGATAAGGAACTCGAATTCACATGCCAGAGAACAAGAGCAAGAACAAAGACCCCCGCCCCGTCGACACCGACGAGGCGGGGGTCACCCTCCCTCCCGAAGACGAACTCGAATTCACATGCCAGAGAACAAGAGCAAGAACAAAGACCCCCGCCCCGTCGACACCGACGAGGCGGGGGTCACCCTCCCTCCCGAAGACGACACCACCAAGGACTCGGAAGAGCGTCGGGAACCGTTCGATCTCGAATCGGTGCTCGCTGTCGGTGGTCCTCCGGTCGTATTACCGATCGTGTGGAACGACTTCTCCTCGGTGCCGATCGTGTTCGACGGCGTCGAATACTCGGTGGGTCGCCGCTATTCGGCGAAGACGGTCCGGAAGTTCTTCAAGCTGCTCCGCGCCACCGGTGTCGACGTCGGCGATCAGGTCCTCGACATCGTCCTTGCCGAGGGGGATGCGAAGCAACTGTGGAATGACATCGGCGAGTTGTCGATGTACGAGTCCAACGCACTGTTCGCGGCGATCTACAAGATCGCCGGCCTGATGAGTCTGTCGNATTGGACCGCGCCGTCGGAAACCTGTTGGGCCGAAGCAACTGTGGAATGACATCGGCGAGTTGTCGATGTACGAGTCCAACGCACTGTTCGCGGCGATCTACAAGATCGCCGGCCTGATGAGTCTGTCGGGGAAATTCTTGGCGTCCTAGCCACCCTCGACGACGAGGAAGGTTGGGACGCAGCACTTGCCGCAGTGCGGCATCACCACCACCTTGATCTTCGCGAGGCCATGGAATCGATGCTGTACGCGGACCTCGCAGCGTTGGTGCACGACGCGCTCGCCCGGGATGACCAGCAGGGCCGCACGGACGAGAACATCGCGATGCTGCTGGACCGCGACAATTTCGAGCTCGATTCCCTGTACTCGCAGTGGATCACCGACCCGAGCGATCCGAAGGTCAAGGCAGAGCAAGCGATTCGAAAGCGTCGGGGGATCACACCGCCGCCGCAACCGTTGATTTATCCGATTGCACTGCGACGGCCGGAGCTCGCAGAGATTCACCGGACCCGCTACACCGAGGCCGCGCAACGGTATTCGACGCCCGAAGCTGAGCGAGAACTCACCTTGGCCGATGTTCTGAGAATGCGAAAGAGGTGATCTCGTGCCCGGTGGTCGGATAGACGTCGAAGTTGCGGTCAACGCACGGAACGCACCGGGTGAACTGCAGCGCGCGCTCGCTCCGGCCATGACACAGGCGAAGGCCTTCGCGGGTGCGATGGGTCTAGCTATCGGCGGTGCTGCTGTCGCCGCGGGTGTCAAAGAGATCATCACCATCGGCAACGACTACACGACCACGATGAACACCCTGCAGGCAGTGACTCGGGCGACCGAGCAGCAGATGTCCGTCGCAGGTGATCGTGCGAAGGCGCTCGGTAACGACATCTCTCTGCCTGGTACGTCGGCGTCCGATGCCGCTGCGGCGATGACCGAGCTCGCCAAGGGTGGTTTCACGGTCCAGCAGTCGATGGATGCTGCGAAGGGCACGCTGCAGCTGGCGGCAGCCGCGCAGATCGATGCCGCGTCGGCGGCGACAATCCAGTCGCAGGCTCTGCAGTCGTTCGGCCTCAATGCCGACTACGCGGCGAAGGTCTCCGATGTGCTGGCGAACTCAAGTGCAGGCATATTGGCGAGCTTTCGATGCCGGAACTATTGCCTGTTCGCAACGCACGTTCTACCGCGTCGCCTCCTCCTGCCAACTCGTAGGAGACAGGCGACGCCGCAAATACAGAGGCGGGNTGCAGCTGGCGGCAGCCGCGCAGATCGATGCCGCGTCGGCGGCGACAATCCAGTCGCAGGCTCTGCAGTCGTTCGGCCTCAATGCCGACTACGCGGCGAAGGTCTCCGATGTGCTGGCGAACTCGGCCAACGCATCGTCGGCCGAAATCACCGATGTCGCGATGGGTCTCGCCCAGTCCGGTGCGGTCGCCAACCAGTTCGGGATGTCCATCGAGGACACCGCCGCCACGCTCGGCGTCCTTGCCAACGCAGGCATTCAGGGATCCGACGCCGGCACACTGCTGAAGTCGACCCTGCTGGCACTGACCGACCAGTCGAACCCGGCCCAGGGCGCGATCGAAGATCTCGGGCTCACGGTCTACAACGCGCAGGGCCAGTTCGTCGGCATGTCGGAGTTGTTCCGTCAGCTCGACGAGGCGGCGGCATCGATGTCGCCGGAGCTGTATCAGGCGGCGACCGCGACACTGTTCGGTTCGGACGCGATGCGTCTGGCCGGTGTGGCGGCCGAACAGGGCCAGGCTGGGTACGACACGATGCGTACCGCGGTCGAGCGTCAGGGCGCGGCCGCCGAGGTCGCGGCGGCGAAGACGAAGGGCCTGCCGGGTGCGATGGCGTCCGCGGGCAATGCTGCCGAGACTCTCGCGCTCGGTGTCTACGACCTTGTCGACGGTCCGCTCGAGGGTCTGATCACCAAGGGTGCAGAGTTCGTCACGAACACCACCCCCGGTCTGATCAGTGGTCTCGAATCCGCTGGCCAAGCAATGGCTCCGGTGGCGGGGTTCGTTGGCGATCTCGTCAGCGCATTCACGGAGTTGCCGGGACCGGTCCAGGCCGTGGCTCTCGGTCTTGGTGCGCTCAAGTTCTCCGGTCTCGACGACTCGATCGGTGAGCGAGTCAGCGGCTGGCGCGACTCGATCTCGGACTTCCGTCGTGAGATGGGCGACCTGCAGATGGAGCAGGCGCTGTCGGGGATCTCCGATACCGATACAGCGAACCCGATCTCTGCCCTGACTGGTGATGCTGAGGATCTCGCGGGTGCGCTCGAGGAGAATGCCGAACCACTTTCGGAGCTCGCGTCCGGCCTTGCGACGTTGGAACGTCGATCGCCTGCGATCCGCAACATGGCCGAGGGCTACCGCGGTGTCACCGCGCGCACTCGCGAGTTCGCAAATCAGCAGCGTGCGGCCGCGGGACAGTCCGGTGCTCTGACGTCGGCGCTGCGGAACGGTGCGGCGCGTGCAGCTCAGTTCGGTGGTGTGATCGGCGGGTCTGCTGTCGCAGGCCTGCGAGGTATGACGTCCGCGGCCAAGGGCGCGATCGGTGTTCTCGGTGGTCCGTGGATGGTCGGCATCATGGCTGCTACGTTTGCCGTCGGCAAGATCAGCTCGGAGTATGCCGCTCTCGATGCTCAGCAGGAGTCGATCGACAAGTCGTCGTCCGACGTCGCTGCCGCGCAACGCGATGTGGCGAAGGCCTTCCAGGAATCGCAGGGCGCGATCTCCGAGAACGTTCTCGGCGCTGTGGGTCTGCAGATCGATTCGGTCCGCGAGAAGGCCAACACCCTGGCCGAGAACGGCCCGGGTGCGTTCGGGATCTTCGCTGCCGCGGGCAGTGACATCAAGGGCTGGTTCTCCGGTGTCGCCGAGGCCGGCACCGACGCTCTGCATGCTCAGGAGGATCTGGCCGATCAGGGTGCGAAGACCGAATCCGGGTTCCGTAACCTCGGCAAGACGAACGAGGAAGTCGCTGCGGCGATCTCGGGATCGGACGCCGAGTACAACGCCATCGCGAACAGCCTGCGTGACATCGAGGACGGTGGCTCGGAGGCGCTGAGCGTTTTGCAGCCTCTGCGCGAGGAGTTCGTCAAGGCTCGCGAGACGGCTCAGAACACCACGCCGGGATTCTTCGATCTCCGAGACGCGGTCAAGGTGCTCTCCGACGAGTCGTCGTCGGCGACGGACCGTATCAACGCGATGAAGACTGCGTTGGATGTGCTGTCGGGCAAACCGATTCCACTGTCCGACGCATTGCAGACGTACAACGATCAGGTGCGGTCGACCGCCGAGGCCACGAAGGACGTGTGGGACGCGGCCGAGGGCTGGGGCGTCGAGCTGATCGCGCAGGGCGGCGCAGTCAATACAGCATCGTCGAATGGTTCGCGTCTGCGTGATTCGTTGCTGGCCATCAAGGATGCGACGATCACTGCCGCCGAGGCGGGTGCCGACCTGGGACCGATCTGGGCATCGAACGATGCTCAGTTGCAGCAGCTCTCGATCTCGACCGGTGTGAGCGTCGAGGCGCTTCGTCAAATGATCGAGGCCGAAGGTCTGGTCCCGAAGAATATCGAGATGCTCGCCAGCCTGCGGGGCGCAGATACCGTCGAGCAGCAGATAGCGATTCTGGCAGGCCTGCTCAATGCGGTGGGTCAGCCGGTCGACATTCCTGTTGATGCTCTGACCGACGATGCGAAGCGCAAGATCATCGACGTCGGCGGCACCGTCGAAACCGAGATCGAGGGTAAGCCGGGCATCGTCCGGATCACGGCACCCAACGCCGAGGCACTCGCGGCGATCGACGCTATTGCTCGCAGCGTCAACGGGATTCAAGACAAGACCGTGATGATCAACATCGACGCGGCGGCGACGGCTCGGGCGCAGGCGGCATTCAACTCGACCGGCATTCAGGGCCCTGTTGCTCCTGTCCTGATCGATCCTCCCAGGCGCGCTACCGGTGGTGCACTGCAGGGGCCAGGGACGGCGACGTCCGATTCGATGCTGATGTTCACACCCGGGTTCGGGCCGTGGCGCGGCTCGACCGGCGAGCATGTCCTCGACGCGGGCGATGTCGAGGCGATGGGCGGTCAGGAGAACGTCTACCGGTTCCGGCAGATGCTCGACATGAATGCCCTGCCGATGGAGGACTTGCTCAACGGGAATCTGGCACTGCCGGGATTCGCTGAGGGTGGAGCGCTGGATCGGGTGTTCGACCTCGGCCGTCGAGGTAACGGCAACCCCTACGGCTGGGGTGCTGCGACGGTCTCGGCCGCGGACTGCTCGGGCTGGGTTGCAATCCTGCAGAAGGCGGCGATGGGTCAGGGCGAGTCGGGCCGATTGGGCACGACGTACTCGCTGCTGGCCGGTGAGTGGCCGGGACTGGTGCCCGGCACGACGGGGCCGTTCGTTGTGGGCACCAGCGAAGAGCACATGGCGGCCACGATCAACGGGGTCAACTTCGAGTCCGGTGGCGCGAACGGCAACATGCAGATGGGTGGCGGTGCCGCGGGTGCGTTCGATCCGCAGTTCACCAATCAGTACTACCTGCCGTGGGATCTGTTCGCACCGCCATACGATCCGGCGACGTCGGGCGCTCCCGGTACCGCCGGGATCGACGGTCTGGATTCCGCGAGCTCGTACAGCAGCTCGGGTGGATCTCGGTCGAAGAAGGCGACGTGGGCGGAGAAGGACGATCTCGCGCTCGATTCGGCACGCATTGCGATTAGGCAGGCCGAAGAGGATCTGGCGGCAGCGCTGGGCAATCCGAAGAAGTCCGACGCCGACAAGGACCAGGCTCGATCGAAGGTCGAGCGGGCGAAGCAGAAGGTCAAGGATCTCGAAGCGAAGAAGGACGCTGCCGCGCGGGGACTCAACGAGCCTCCGGCCCCGCAGGCTCCGGAGCTGACGACCAATCTGACCGACGACGAGTTGTCGGCGCAGGACGCGCAGGCGGCGGTCGTCGAGGCCAATGCTCGCCGCAACGAGGTGTACGCCGATCCGGAGTCGACACCGGAGGAGAAGGCAGCCGCCGATCGTGCGTTGCAGCGTGCACGGAACTCAGCTGCGAAGGAGTCCGCGGCAGGTGGTTCCGGATCCGGCACGGGTGCGTTGACGACGGCAGATCAANCGATCGTGCGTTGCAGCGTGCACGGAACTCAGCTGCGAAGGAGTCCGCGGCAGGTGGTTCCGGATCCGGCACGGGTGCGTTGACGACGGCAGATCAGTGGTCGTCGGCGCTCGGCGGGATCGTCGGGGACTTCGTGACCGAGAACATCGCGGATGTGCTCGGCTACTACGAGGCCGACAACATGGGCCCGCTCGCCAAGGCAGGTATGGCGGTGGTGACCGGTCTCGCGCAGATGCAGAAGGAACATCTCGAGGACAACGCAAAGTTGCTCGACACCGCCAAGCCCGCGACCGACGACGAACTCGCCAATCAGTTGCCGGCCACTCCGGGCACTCCGGACTGGATCGAGCTGTTGGCGAAGGGGATGGTCACACCGACGCCGAAGTTGTACGAACTCGCCAATCAGTTGCCGGCCACTCCGGGCACTCCGGACTGGATCGAGCTGTTGGCGAAGGGGATGGTCACACCGACGCCGAAGTTGTTCGACACCGGTGGTCTGTGGAAGCACGGTGAGCTCGGCCTGAATCTGTCGGGTCAGACCGAGGAAGTGCTGACCGGGTCGATGCGTACGTCGGTGGCGCAGGAGTTGGCGTTGGCGCGTGCGGAGCGCATGGCTCCGCAGCGGTCCGCTCCGGAGCGTCGGGAGGCGCGTCCGATCACGGTCAACGCGAAGGGATTCGACCGACACGAATTGTCGGCCGGAATACGTCAGGCCCGTCACGAGGACGAATGGTTCTCCAACAGTGTTCGGATTGGAGAGTCGTGACGTTCTTTCCGGAGGGCACCGCGAATGTGGTGATCGCGGGTCCTGGTGCGGTAGCTGATCTTCCGGAGCGGGCGTGGTACCTGTCCGAGCACCACCTTGTCGGTCGAGAGTCCGGCGGGGTGGTGCTCGCCTCCGGGTGGGCCGACTACGTCGAGCCGGAAGCGAAGCACCAGTGGTTCGAGACCGCGCGCGGCGACGGCGCGATCTGGCTGGGTGCGGTGATCGAGCCGCGGCGCTTCAAGATCCCGGTGTACGTCCACAAGATCCACGGTTCGCACATCCACAAAGTCGAGGACGGGTTCTGGTCGGACATCTGGTACGAGTTCCAGTCCCGCCTCTACGTCAATTCCCCTCGCGGAGTCAAGTATTGCGACTTCCGTCTGGACGCAGCACCGTCGGTCGAGCACGAGTCCGATCCGGTGTTCGAGGGATTTCAGCCGTACCTGATCCCGGTCGTGGTGGAGAAGGCGTGGTGGTTCGGGCTGCCGGAGGAGTTCTCGTGGGTCAATGGTCAACCGGTCACGAAGAAGACCCTCTACAACTCCGGTGACCGAAAGGCCATGCCGGTGATCACCATCAAGGGGCCGGGTGTCTTTCAGCTCCCGGATGGTGTGAGCGACAAGGTGGTGACCACTCCGAACCTGAAGGCGGGTGAGGTGGTGGTGATCCACACCGATATGTCGGTGCGTCCGAAGTCGAACATGCGCAACAACTTCTACGGCGATCTCGGTGGCCAGCGTTTCCTCAAGGACAACGCGGTGCCGGGCCGTCGACGGATGGACATGTCCCGTCTCAAGTGCATCGGTGGCAATGCCGCGTCGTCGGCGGTGTTCACGATCGAACCGAAATCACGGAGGCCGTTTTGACAGCACCGGTGATGGATCCCGTCAACGTCCCGCTCGATTCGTGGTCGGCGGCTGCGTGGCGGGAGTTGCTCGACGAGCCACCCAAGCGCGGTTCGGCGGCCGAGTTCAGCGCGGAGGTGTTCTCTCCCAATCTCGTTCCCCTGGGGATGATCACCGACTACGGCGAGGCGCGGTTCAAGAAGCCGCGCCGCGGTGTGGGACCGGGGAAGTTGGTGTTGCCGGGCACGACGGATTTCCGTGAGCTGCTGATGAAAGCGGACACCACCGTCATTCCGGTGCGGATCACCTACAACGACGAGCACTTCGACGGGTTCGTCGACACTGCAGTCCGCAAGGGCATCAAGGGAAACAAGACGATCACGGTCACTCTGGTGGACTGCAAGATCTTCCTGTCCTGCATCTACGCCTACCCGATGCCCATACCAGGCTTCGAGGAGGTGCAGTTCCCACCGGAGGATCTGTGGATCGGTCCGCTCAAGGGCGGCATCCACTGGTACTCCGAGCGAAACTTCCTCCGCCTGAGGTTCCGCACCGGTCAGTGCCCGATCACGATGCTGCCGTACGACTTCTTCTCCGACCGCTCGGAGTGGACGACGATGCAGGCACGCATGGTCTCCCTCGACGAGCTGTTCGATCCAGTCCTCAAGGACTCGGACGTCATGATCGAGATGGGCTTCTTCATCAAGGGCCGCGACAAGCAACCCTCGAACCGGGTGACGTTGCTGTCCTCGCAAGTGTGGATGCGGGTCGTCGATCGACCGAAGTCCGGCGGCATCAACACCGGTGTCGCTCCGCTCGACGGTCTGGCGAACACGATCGCGCAGATGATCGCCGACGGTGTGGACTCGCTGATCGGCGGCTTCCTGCCCGGGTTGGCCGAGCAGATCTCCAAGCACCTCAAGCAGACCGAGATTCCGTCGTGCGTGTGGACGGAGGACTCGGCCGGANCTGATCGGCGGCTTCCTGCCCGGGTTGGCCGAGCAGATCTCCAAGCACCTCAAGCAGACCGAGATTCCGTCGTGCGTGTGGACGGAGGACTCGGCCGGCATCATCGACGCAACGCTGGAAGTGACTCACCCCCAGGCTTATTCGGTGATTGTTGGGGGGAAATCACCCACGTGGCTGAACAAGTTGCTCCAGCTCGCAATCGAGCAGGGAATCATCGCACTCGCCACCGCAGCATTGACGGCGCTGTCGATTCCCATCGGTGGTCTCGGCGGCATCATCGGCGGAGTGGCAGGTGCGTTGTCGACGATCCTCGACGATGTGTTCCTGGCATTCATGAAGGCCACGAACTACAAGGCCAAGCGCGAGCTCGGCCCACTCGCCCGCCCGGAGAAGCTGGTCAACGGCNATCCTCGACGATGTGTTCCTGGCATTCATGAAGGCCACGAACTACAAGGCCAAGCGCGAGCTCGGCCCACTCGCCCGCCCGGAGAAGCTGGTCAACGGCGGCTCGGCCGGATACACGTTTTCCTCGAAACAGCGCGCGGATCAGGGCATCTTCGACATCGCCGGTAAGCGGCGCGCGAAGGTCTCTGTCATCGACTGGGCTCCACACGCTGCGTTCCGTGACTTCAGCATCGGTCATCTCGTCGGTTGGGAGGACGAAGGCGAGATGTTCATGGACCGGGTGGAGTCGATCGAGGTCATCGACACCCGAGAGGACCGGGTGTTGGTGGACACGGTCATCGGTGACGACGAGCCGGAGAAGTCTCCGCAGCAGCGCAACCAGGAACGGTTCAAGCGACTGTTCTCGATGCTCAACGCCATGACCCTCGCAACGAACTAGGAGCACGCATCATGCCGGACATCGTTCNCAGCAGCGCAACCAGGAACGGTTCAAGCGACTGTTCTCGATGCTCAACGCCATGACCCTCGCAACGAACTAGGAGCACGCATCATGCCGGACATCGTTCTGCCCCATAATGTCTCGATCATTCCGCAGGAGACCAGCTACTGGTGTGGTCCCGCGTCCTGTCAGGTCGCGTTCGACATCCGAGGTATCGGCTCGACCGAAGCCGATCTCGCCCGGCAACTCGGCACTACCCGCAACGGCACCAGTCACATCGGGCTGATCACCGACCTGCTGAATCGAAACGTTCCCGCGGACTACATCACTCGCCAGATCCCCGGCAACGACGCCAGCCCGGCACAGAAGGATCTGCTGTGGAAGGACGTCCAGGCGTCGATCCTCGGCGGGTACGGGGTGGTCTGCAACGTGATGGTGCCTCCGTCGAACTACCCGCGCGGTACCCGCGGTGAGAAGCCGGCCTACGCGGGCGGCATGGTGTACCACTACTTCACGGTCGTCGGCTGCAACCCTGACACCCGCGAGGTCCTGATCGCCGACTCCGGGTTCCGGCCGTTCGAGTACTGGATGTCCGTGGACCAGCTCGCATCGTGCATCGCTGGGAAGGGCTACACCGCAACGCCGAACGAGAAGCCGATCCAGCCGGCCCCACCGGTGGACACACGCTCGCCCGCGGACATCGAACTGTCGAAGCGATTCCAGTCACGGTCGAAGTACCGCACGACGAACGATCCGATCGACACCATCGCGGGTTTCGTCCTCAACATCGACGCGATGCGGCACGAGGCAAAGATCGAGCGAGAGCGGGCGCGCTGATGGACGCGGCGACTCTCGCCCGGGCGATGGGAAACTCCGCCCCCACCGACCGCTACGTCGAGCTCGCACCGGCATTCAACGCCGCGATGATTCTCGCCGGCGTGACCAACCGGAACCGCGCGGTGATGTGGTGCGCGCAGCTCGGCCACGAGTCTGTCGGGCTGAAGTACATGCGCGAGCTGTGGGGTCCGACGCCCGATCAGCTGACCTACGACGGCCGCATGGGCAACGGTCCAGGCGAGGGGTTCACGTACCGCGGTCGCGGCCCGATTCAGTTGACCGGGAAGAACAACTACCGCGAGTGCTCGAAGTGGGCCCATGCCCGCGGCTACGTCCCGACGCCGACGTTCCTCGTCGACAACCCTGATGCCGCTGCCGACGACCGATACGGCTTCATCGGAGCCGTCTGGTACTGGACCACCCAACGTCCCCTCAACGATCTGTCCGAC